CGCAAAATGCTGCCACATTTTGCGGCGTGTCCCGTCAGAGGTAAAAAGCCACCATAAAGAGGCTTTTTGAGACGTTTTTATCATGGTTATGTGATGTTTTTATATATTCAATGTAACGATTTTTTATATAATGTAGAACAATTTTATATATATATTGAGGCTATTCTCGTTTTTTTTCGCTTACTTTGCAAAAGACAAGTACAAAAATAACTAATAGGAGGCAATTTTATGTGCATTATTAATGATTTTAACCATTTAAATTACATATGAGAAATATTAATTATAATATAAAAGGCTCGTTCTCTTCACTGCTGAAGGAACGTCCAACGTTTGTCTCTGGCTTTACTTCTTTGTTTAGAGTACACCAGCGTAAAAGCTTGCGAGGATATCTCAATGGTAATAATGTTGATGATATGCGCCAGGATTGGTGGGCTGTTGGCAATGATTTAAGAAACGCAATGCAAAGTTATGGCAAACGATAAGAGCAAGAAAACGGTCACAAAGCCAAATGTTGAGCAAGTTCTTGACTCCATTGACCCGGAAAAGCGCAGTGTCATTATCGGCGCTATGGTAGAGATGCGCCAGTCGTTCAGTGGACCGTTGCCGCACCCTGCCGACTTCAAGGCTTATAAAGAGGTTATGCCGGATGCGCCGGAACGCATCCTCACAATGGCTGAGAAACAACAGATGCACCGCATTAAATCAGAGGAGAGTATAATCAAAGCTGACATTCGTGAGAGTATGTGCGGCCAGATTTTTGCTGTGGTTCTTGTTGCTATTTTTCTTGCTGCTGCTGTCTATCTCGGCATCAATGGTCATGATTGGCTTGCTGGTGTAATTGCTACACTCTCCGCTACTATCAGTGCCATATTTTATCTGAGAACTATTCCAAATAAGAAAGATTTGGATAACGGGAACGTAAAGCAATAGGCAAATGAGTTCGGACTCTGCCAAAGATATTGAAATGGTCACTGTTTAATCAATTCAACACTGCCGCCAGACCATGCGGCACCCATGACCGCTGCAAGTTCTGACTTCGCAACGTTTCATGATTGAAAGAACTCGTTGAGCCCTCGGTGCGTGACGCATCGGGGGCTTTTTATATTTTAATCATTTTTACTACAAATATTCGTAGTAAAACTTGCGTAGTACGAATATTTGTAGTATCTTTGCAGTGTTAAATAATTACAGGTTATATGAATCAAAAATTAGAAAAAATGGAGGTTACTCCCGAAGAGAGAGAACTTCTCGAAGCAGTTAGAAACTACAACAAGTCTTTCCCCGATGGCTATCCTCAACTGCTTTGGTATGCGCAAGAGTTGTTTGATAATCTTGTCAGACAGCCCTACTAAAGACAAAAAAACGACACCCCACCCTTCGGGGAGGGGATTAAAGATAAGAATTAATAAGATAACCCTATTAAAAAGAATGAAGATGGAGACAACAACGGTGCAGCCGGTAATGATAACCGACATGAAGAAAAAGGTGGCAGACATAATGATGGCTGTTTCTTGGCGAGACTTTGCCAACAATTACTTCCAAAAGTCATCATCATGGTTCTACCATAAAATGGATGGTATTGACGGAAACGGTGGCAAGGGCGGTTTCAACGAGCGTGAGGCTGAGCAGATGCGCGGTGCGCTCATCGATCTCAGCGACCGCATCCGACGTGCTGCCGAGCGCATCTGAGAAGATGCTACAACCTATAATTTTTAACACAACCATTCCCTCGGTGCCACAAGCATCGGGGGATTTTTCATTTGCGTGTCTCCACGAAAATGATTAACTTTGCAGCATCGAAATTTTAAAACATTTATATAGCGGTGGGAGTCTGTGAGGATTTCAGCCGCTTTTCTTTTGCTCCAAAAGTAGATTGTAAGGGCTTAATCAATCTACTTTTATAAGATAGTTGTGTCTTTGATGTCGTATTTTTGCCCCCCCCGATTCTCTTTACCTTTGCCTCGTTACTAATAATAATATATAATGACACAATTAAATAATAATAAGCTTAGAGGTGGCTCTCGTAATCCTATCGTCTTTAATGATTACGAGAGCTTTGTGGCAAAGTTTGCCGACGGTCCGCATACTACTGACGACTGCTATACTCCTCGTGACGTGTACGAGGCGGTGGTGCAATACGTCAGCGAGGTTTACCCGCTTGAGGGCAAGCAGATTCTACGTCCTTTCTATCCCGGCGGCGACTACGAGCACGCCGACTATCCTGATGACGGCGTTGTTATTGACAATCCGCCGTTCTCGATATTCACAAAAATCTGTCAGTTCTATGCTGAGCGCTCCATCCCCTTCTTCCTCTTCGGTCCAGGCATGACAATCTTCAGCTGCTGCAAATATGGCTGCACGGCTGTCGTTGCTGATATTAGTATGAGATTTGACAATGGGGCTTTGATACGCGTCAACTTCGCAAGCAATCTGTTCGGCGACGTGCTTGCGATGACTGCTCCGCGTCTTGCGCAGCTCTTCGAGGCATGTCCGAGTCAGAACGTGAAGGTGGGGCTACCCAAATACCATTACCCCGATAATCTCCTTAATGTGTCGGATATGCAGATTATAGCCTCGGGCGGCGTTGAGTTCGCCGTCAGGCGTGACGGGTGTACCCGCATTCGCCGTCTGGACGGCATGCCGCCCAAAAAGACGCTTTTCGGCGATCATTATATTATGTCCGATGACTTAGCCAAGGCTAAAGCCAAGGCAGATAGTACTATACACGTCTATCTCTCCGAACGTGAGCGTGAGATTATCAAGGGGCTGGGATGATTTCTTTCCTCGACTTCGACGAATTTCCAAGGAATTATTCCTTGATTTATTCCTTGGTAATTCCTTTTCATTCCTTGACGGCACTTTTTTCAAAACTTTTCGCCAAAACGCTTGCGCAATCCAAACTTATTACATACCTTTGCCATCGCTAGAATTCTTATGCGGAGCACTCCGCATGAACAAAGGGCGAGGATATATGTTCAAGCCCGACCAAAATATTTATTAAGGTTGTGGGCTTATTTTTTTGCCCATAACTGCCGCATCGATACCGAGGGACGTGCGCCCTTTGTTCATGCGGAGCACTCCACATAGTGTGGAGATGCAAATGACAGAATACGGCGGTTCGCCTTCCACGTGTTTTTATTGCCCTTTGTGGCGGAAAAGCATAAGAGTTCTAGCAGACGAGGAAGTGCGAGCCGCTTTTTTCGTACCCCTACGTCAGACCGCACCCGACGGATTCGGGCAAAAAGGCTAGAACTCTTATATTATGCAAACAACTGCATCAATCCAGCGCACGGCTCATCTGCGCCCGTTGACCCTCAGCACAGCGCCCATAAAGGCGTGGCTCAACGCAAAGAGCAAGTCGTTCTCACGCATCAGCGGCTTCGATGTGACCCGCATGGAGGTCGTCCGCGTCAATCTCGTTTTTCTTTTCATTATGCTCGCCGCTGCCTTGGTGGAGGCAAGCATCATCCTCTCGGTGATGTCCATAGCCCTGGCGGGTTACAACGTCTACCGTCTCAACAAAGACTACGCCGACAACTGGATAACTTACGACGACGACGTCGAGGAAGGAGGCAGAGTATGAAAAGGCATGGCATACATCGTGTATATCGCATGTATAAGAAGATGGCAGAGAGAAAGTATGAGTGTAAAGTCGAGTGTAAGACGACACCGAGAGATCATATTAAAGGTATGAGCTATCGCCGACGCGCAAAACTTGGTCACCAACTCTCTATATTATATGGTATTGCTTGTATGAGACTGATGCTTAACAAAGGAGGCGAGAAATGAGCGACAACAACAATAACCCTATCGGAGTACTTACCGACAAGGATAATCTCGAAGTCAAGATACAGCTTATCCACGACACCATGAGCCACTTGCTGGCTGAGACAGCTGAATTAGACAACCCAACAGAATTGAGGGATGTGCTTGACTTGATGCGCAATCTTAATGAACTTAGTAAACAACTCGAAAACGTATTATATACATTATGAATGAAGAAGAAAGAGAGAATATGATTGACGAGGTTACGTCTGATGTGCTCGACGCTTACTTCGCCTCGCGCTCGCCGCTTCCGGGCAACAGCCAGCTCGGTGACGCGCTTGTCGGAGAGTTTAAGTCAACCGTCGAGATAGCTGACGAACTCTCTCAGATAATACCCATCCCCATCGTCGACATCGTGATCTACATGAAGACACATGACTATGTCCTCAAGACAGCAGAGGATGGGTCGATAAAATGGGAGATATGGCGAGACATGAAATCTTTGTGGTAAATAAAATAGGTGCATAAATCTTAATTTTACAATTTTTAGCGGTTAGGGCTATGTGAATAGGTTTAGCCGTATTTTTTCAAAATCTTACCGAAAAAATGAGTACCTTTGCAAGTAGTTTTATTTTTGTACAAGCAAATTTTACTCATACTTACGGCGTGTTCTATGTGATATAGGGCACGCCGTTTTTGTATTCTTATGTTTCAACCTTCCGTGTTAACTTTGCATTGCAAAACAAAAAGATAACAATGATTTCAGTCACTCAGTCAATATCCGGCACTTACTTTTCGGCGAACATCCCCGACGTGGTGTTCGTCATCGACGGCTACCGCGCCGGCGTCACTATGACGATCGACGGGGTGCAGATCTATTCCGAGCATCTTTACCCCGTCGGTGGCGAGATAACCATCGCCGAACTCGACCATCTGCTCACGCCCTATGTGCGTCAGAAGCTCAAGGCTAAGCTCGTCATCAGCATCAACGAGTTTGTCGTCGCGTCTGACGAGCCGGCTGCTTCCACCTCGCTCTCTGCCGACATCATCTACTGCGTCGCTGACATCAACGCCACCGTAGCCGACTTCGTCGATACCCATTTCCTCACTCTCCTTGAGGGCGAGAAGCTGACGGCGCTCAACCGTCTTGAGTACCTGCATTATATAGGCTCAGACAACGCCTCGGTCATCGCCGAATATCAAGGTCACGATAAAAAGACTTTTCCCATCCTTCCGGTCGCGGGCAATGACAAATACAAGACGCTCGATGTGTCGCCGTCTCAGTTTGTCATTGATGATGCTTTTCTTATTGGTTTTGTGGTCCAGGCGGGCAAGCGCAGTTTCCGGTTCTCAATCGACTTTGACGAGCCCGACTGCGCTCCCGTCCTGGTTTTCGACAACTCATTCGGAGTCGAGGAGCTGATATATTGCACGGGCACTCATACCGTAGCCCCGACCTACAAACGCAGTCAGGGCTACATCGGCAAGTATAACCGCAACTACGACATCGCCGAGACGCGCACCTTCAAGGCTGACACGGGCTTCATGCCCTTCTCCATGGCCGTCTGGGCTGACGAGCTGTTCCGCTCTCAGTGCGTGCATGTCGTCAACTTCAAAGACGGTCACCCTAACGTCGGCAAAGAGGTGGTCATCACCGACTCAAAGTCTGAGTATACCAACGATGACGACGAGATGCCGCGCTTCACCTTCAGTTATCAGTATGCGCAGCGCAATCATAACGTCCTCGACCTCCTGCGCTCCGGACGCATCTTCGACAACACCTTCGACAACACTTTCAATTAAAAATTAATAAGTAATAAATAATAAGTACTAAATAATAAGTACTAAATAATAAGTACTAAATAATAAGTAATAAATAATGAAGGCCATCCACTTTACTGACATGCTACGCATCCTCGATCAGGCTTATCAGCATCGCACGCTCGTCGATATCTACGCGTGGGAGGGTGGCACGGGCGAGACCCTGCATTATAAAGGCTGGCTCGTCCATCATGTCCACTGGCGCGGCGGTTATGTGCGACTGCGCAATCCTCGCAATCCCCGGGCTTTGCGCACGCTGCCTCAGATTTTTATCATACAGATCAATAATCAAAGAGTTTACTTATGAGCATTAACAATACCCTTCAGCCGACCTCGGCGCATGCTGATTCTGACGGTTACCGCCGTTATCATATAGTCCCTACGGGCTATGGCGTCGTCTGCCGGCAACTCCGTCAACTCCGAGTACGGCGGCGACTCTGCTGCTGTTTTCGATGATGAGGACATGCCAGGCGCCCAAAACGTGCGCTCCATAGTAGTAGCCCGCAGGGCGTACAAGTACGTGCAGTGGGGCATGGATGACCAGCGCCCTTATCTCGTGCGCAAGCAGCTGCTCTCTAACATGGTGACGGCACAATGTCAGCAGTTTAATGTCGTCAGCTGTTACGGGCAGGGCGTGCGCTTCGTAGACCGAAAGGATAAAAAGGATGTCGACGACAAAGAGATCCTCAACTTCTGTCTGCGTAACTCCCTTCAGGAGGTCTTTCTTGAGCAAGCCACCGACATGAAGTTCTACTCGTTCTCGGTCATGGTGGTCATCCTCTCGCGTGATGGCAGCAAGATAGTGACGGTGCGCAACAAGGACGCCTCTTACTGCCGCTTCGAGCATGGGCCGAGCACGTCGTCGGGCAAGATCGAGCACGTGTTCTTCGGCGACTTCCGGCTCGGCTTTTTCGACGAGGCGAAAATCGAAGCTATCCCGCTCCTCGACTACTGGGACCCGCTCGGCGACCTGATGGTCCGCATGGGCAAGGAGCCTGACCCGCGCACGGGTGTCAAGGGCAAGCCTACAAAAGACCGTAAGTTTGCCATCCTCTGCCGCATGGCGACGCCGGGCTGTCAGGTCTATCCGCTGCCTTACTACTCGTCGATCTTCCGCGATGCCTGGTTTGATATCTACCGTCTGATAGGTATCGGCAAACGATATATGATTAAAAACACGTCGGCGCCCCGTGTCCAGATTGAGGTGCACGATGACTACTGGGATAATGTCTGCGACAACGAAAACATTGCTGACGAGGCGCAGCGAAAAAAGCGTAAAGAGCAGGAGAAGCAGAACATCATCGACTTTGTTACGGGCATTGAGAATGCCGGTAAGGCGATGATCAGTGGCTACTATGTCGACCCTAACGGCAAGGAGAACCGTATGGTGCGCATCGTGCCGCTTAACGATGCTAACAAGAAGGAGGGCGGCAACTGGTCCGACGACATGTCTGAGGCGTCCAACGCTCTGTGCTTCGCTTTCGGCATCCATCCTAACCTCGTCGGCGCAACGCCGGGCAAGAGCCAGATGAACAACTCGGGCAGCGACAAGCGAGAGTTGTTTACGCTCAAGCAGTCGCTCGAAAAGCCTTGCCATGACGTGATGTGCAAGCCCTACCACGTCATCCTACACTACAACGGGTGGCACGATAAGGCTACGGTGGATGTGCCCATGATTATGCTGACAACGCTCGACGAAAACAAAGACGCCAAGAAGGTGTCGCTCAACCAGAACAAACAAAACCAAGACAATGATACAAATAACGAAGGATGATTTTGAGCGGGCTCTGCCGGTCGGCGTGAGCGCTCATGATACGGTCTACGAGTCAATCAGCCCTGCTATCTCAATCATGCTCGACAACTACTGCAGCATGTTGCTCGGAGAGGCTGGCATTAAGCGGGTTAACAGCGATGACGGCTCGTCGTTAAAGCAATACTTTAAGATGACGGTCTGCATAGATGCGTTTTTGTCTGTCTTCCGACAGCTTGACCTCGTCCTCACGCCTACGGGCTTCGGCATCGTATCTAACGATACCATATCACCCGCAAGCAAGCAGCGTGTCGACGCTCTTGAGGGGCAGCTGCGCACGGCTCTCTGCAGGGCGCGTGCCATGACCGTCAAGCTGCTTTGCTCAGCTGAGTGGGGTAGGGGACCTGAGGCAAAGAACTTCATACGCTACCTCTATACTGAGCATAACTTCTTCTTCTCCGGGCAAGGCTCGTCGGCGAGGACTTACCTGGACTGGCAGGCTTTCCAGAATGCCATCATCGACACTGATGGGCAGCTGCGTCTGCGCTTCGGCGACGAGCTGATAGACGACTTCCTCGACGCGCTCAGATGCAACGACCATGACCGCCTGACGGTCTATGCCGCTGCCATGCAGCTGGCGTGCGACGTGACCGACAAGTGGGCGACGATGGACAAGGCTGCCGCCGTCACGCCTATATTCCGACGCCTTGAGCGACTCGTCGAGAACGACGCCGAGACGTACGCTCTCTACCGCAGCTCTACGGCTTATGAGATGGCTCATATTGAGCACTTCAGCAACAAAAAAGAGTCGTCTGGCTATGTCTTCAACGGTTAGAAATATCGACCTCACGGCTCCTCGCTCGTGGGGTGAACTGACGCAGGAGCAACTGCGATATGTGTTTTATCTGCTTGCCACCTTCGCCGACATGACGGTCGTCAAGACTTACATGTTCATAAGGTTCGCGGGCGTTCAGGTGGTCAAGAAAAACCGCTTCGGCTGGCAATGTGTGTATAATCCCGAGGGCGATAGCGGCTGCGAGGTCTTTTACCTTCAGCCGTGGCAGATCAGCTCGTTCCTCAAGCAGCTTGACTGGGTGGACAGTACCGAAACCATGGATAATAGGTTGGATGTTATCCAGGGTTTGACGGCTGTCCATCCTCTGCTGCAGGAGGACCCGAAGACTAAACGAATTATAACCTTCGGCGACTATCTGTGCATGGAGCAGCAGTATCAGCTCTTCCACAGCTCGCACGATGAGCAGCACATCGACAAGCTTGCCTCGTTCCTCTACCGCCGTCCGGATTTCTCCCGCCCCGATAATATCTCGCTCACGCCGGCTGAGCGTCTCGCTACGCTGGCATGGTACGCGCACATCAAATACGTCATGTCTTTCGCCTTCCGTCATTTCTTCCGCAAGGTCAACGGCGATAGCGACATCTCTGATATCTCGATTCTTGAGTCGGTCAATACTCAGATAAGAGCGCTCACCGATGGCGACGTGACAAAAGAGCAGATGGTCAAGCAGACCGACTGCTGGCGTGCGCTCACAGAGCTTGACGCTAAGGCGCGTGAGGCTGAGGAGTTCCGGCGTAAATTCCCTAAAAAAGATTGATAAATATGAAAGATTTGTTCCCCGCTCTTGACTATTTCACGCAGCTGGCAAAGAGCAACCGCCTCGCCGCTGATAACGACTTCCATCCGTGCCTCTGCTCCGGACCGGAGTCGATTCAGGGCGTGATGGAGTCGTTTAAAAAGCACAAGAATTTCATCATGGTTGACGACACGACGTCTCAGCAGACTTTCGGCAACGGTGTCGGCTTTTTCCGTCGTGATGTCTACACCGTGTTTGTAGTCGCTGGTTATAGCATAGACAACATGGCTGACCGTGAGCTGAAGCTTAATATGTGCCGTCAGATCTTCCGCCAGTTTCATTCTCGCCTTCTGCATGACCGTGATGTGCTCGGCGATGACCGCCTGACTTACCTTCAGCTCAATAATATCTACTCGACTGAGATGCCGCGCTACTCGTATAACGGCGTGACGGGGCTTTATTTCATGGTGCAGAACGAGCAACCTATTGATATAAGCTATGGGCAATCAGAGTGGACTTAAGCCGAACATGACCGATGCGGAGCATCAGAAGTGGATTGACGGGTGGCAGAAGTTCATGGTGGACATCTGGCGCGAGAAGATGATGTCTTTCGCTCCTCCCGTCTACGATACGGGTGCTCTCTCACGCTCCATTCAGGGCGTCGTCCATCCCGGTCCGGTCACCACCATCGAGCATCGCTTTCTGGAGTACGGCATCTACGTGGCGCGTGGCGTGGGCAACGGCTATTATCGGGGCAATCCGGGCGACCTCAAGTTTCTCAAAGACTGGTCGACAAACCCGCACCACCGTCAGCCGCGTGACTGGTTCGCCAAAAAGTACATGTACTCGCTGCATCGTCTCAACGAGTTTGAGGCGGCGTACTACGGTACTACTTATAACGGTGTCGTGTCGTCGTTCCTTCAGCAGCTTTTTGGCGGCGGCAAGAACACTATTGACCGCACTGTCTCGCAGCTGTAGCTGTATTTTAATTGACTTATCCTATAGCTTAATTTTGCCGTATGACAATACATCAAGAGATAACAACACTGCGTGAGCTCTTTACTGCGATACGCGACGAACGGCGCACTCATGCCAATACTGCGACTCGCATCGGCTCGGCGTTCCTCGCCCTGCTCGACTATCTCGCTGACGCTCCTTTTATACGCAAGGATCAGGAGGACTCCGACGGCTTCCTCCTGCGGCTGCTCAAGGGCGCTGTCATCGGCGATAATGCTGAGATTAGTCTGATGCCTGACGGCTCAATCACGTGCGGATCTATCCGCGTCAATGGTGCTGCCGTTTTTGATGAGCTTGTCTTCAACCATCAAAACGTCCTTGAGGGTGACACCTATTTTACTGATAAAGGCATCATCGAGAGTGTTGAGCATACTGACATTAACCAGTATAGGCTGACCTTCCGCCGTGAGTATGACGACGACCGCGTGACGTTTCACGCAAACGACATCCTGCTCGGCAAGGTCAACAATCTTGATAAGGGCAAGACGTACCGCTCGTTCTGGCTTCGTGTCGAAGAGGTTGACACAGACGCTAATACGGCGCTGTGTTCGCTCTATGCTGATGCTGACTGCCCGGGCGGCAAAAACTCCGCACCGGCTGCTGCAGCACGTGTGATAAGGTGGGGCAATGCGGTCGACGAGACGAGGCAATCGACGTGGTTTGTCTCCTCCAATGACGGGCGCTGGCTCTTCCTTCAGGGTGTCAACAAGCCTACGCTCGATGACAGCAAGACCGGCTCTAACTATGCGGGTTTTATAGGTCTGCCGCCTGACATCGAGGCAACGCGCGACTTGATAAACCGAGGCGTCATATCCAAGTCGCAGCCTTACCTCTATTTCCGCGGCATAATGGCGCAGGATATAATAAAGGTAGACTATAAGGGCAATCCTGAGTATACGCCGCGAGACTGCGGGCAATGGAATGCTTCACGCCGCTACATACGAGGTTATGATGATACGGCGAGAGGCTATTACGTCGACCGTGTCTGGTGGGGCGGCTGCTATTGGCAGTGTGCTGTCGCTGAGTCGTCTGGCTCCGAACCTCGCTATAATAATACTGACTGGGTGTGCATCATCGGTGGCGGCAACATGTCGGTGTCCATCGTTTCGACGGCTGGCAACTTCTTCCGCGCTAATACAGATTGGCAGACCGACCTTGTGGCTACGGTCTATAACGCTGAGATGCAGCTGAAGGAGAGCGAGATAGGGCTGGCCTCTATTACGTGGCTCCGTCAGAGCGATGACGCTGACGGCGATGCGGCGTGGAATGTGCGACACCCGACCGGGTCCGTCGGCCTGACGCTGCATATCGACTCACGTTCTGACCTCCCGTCTACGTGGGTGGCTGGCTCAAAGGTCGGCTACATGATAATAGTGACATTCCCCGACGGCGCCACCTATGACGCTGAATATAAAATTATAAATTAGTTAGATATGAGATTAAAGTCTACTGGCGGTCGTGTTGTCCACGACCCTCTATCGTTCTCCTTTCAGATGCTGGAGCTGGGTGGCTCGCCGTCTCAGAAATATGATGTCGTGAGTGCGTCGTACGTGCCGAACCGCGAACTTACACCTTATCAGCTCCGCCCGCAGCTCATGGTCTCCGACCCGGAGCACGTGATCGCTGCCGGCGACTACGCTTCGTACATGGTCAACGTGGTCTGGTCGCTGACGCTTGCTAAGGGCACCACGTCGCGTAAGCTCGTCCTCGGTGACGACTACACCGTTGACTCGCTCAATGCGCTGTCGTTCGCTCGTAACGTGGCTACTGACGAGGTCGTAACGGTGCAGTTTGACGCTGACTACTACGACAAGACGCGAGGCACATCGACTCACTTTGCGTGGCAGAAGTCGCTGACAACGCAAGAGGAGACATCGGTCAACATACAGCTCGACCTCAAGGCTCCTCCAAAGCTCAATTTCTCGCCGTTCAAAAAGCTCGGCAAGTTTCCTATTGAGGCGGTGCTGTCAAACGGCTCCGAGGCGGTGGCTGCTGACAAGTGTGTGTATAAATGGGAGTGGTTTGACAATGCCACAAGCCAATTCCGAGAGATTGTTGACGCTGACGAGTTGTGGTATGTGTCAGGCAAAGACAGCGGCACTATTACCGTTGACCAGGACTACGTCCAGAAGATCCTGCTGCGTGTGACGGCTTATACAAAGGCGTTCCCCGACCTTCAGTATTCGGGTACGGTGCTGCTGCGTCGATGGTACGGGCAGTGGGATGATGTGCCTGAGTTTACCTTCGCTAAGTTTATCATGCGAGATACTCGTAAGGCTCAGGTGCAGGTGACTGTGACCAACCGTCAAGGCAACATCGCCAATCCGCAACAATATTTCGACGTCGAGCTCTTCTATCGCTCCGGACCTAAAGCTGCGTGGGAGTCGCTCGGCAACGGTACGACGGCGTTTGTGTCGCGTGATCAGATGACTGCAGACCATGAGGTCGGCGATATTTGCCGCGAATTATCAGCTTTTATCCCGTTAGCTATGCCTGACGGCTCTATAATAACAACTCCCGACGGTCGTCCGATTGTCGGTCAATTTCCAACTTCAGATAAAGAGGGCGTATGAAATATTATCTTATTCCTTTTGTGCTCGCCTCGAAGCTCGGCGTTACTGGTTTCCGTCATGGCAACAGCAATGTGGGCTATGTGGTGACGGCGGGCGACCTCGCCCCGCTGGGCATAGAGGTAGCTAAAGCTGCCGGCGCTGTTGCAATGAGCGAGGCAGAGGCGATTAACGTGATTAACAAGCTTAAAAACATTTAATATATGAGCACGATTTCTTCTATTGACCACCTCTACGCATTTGAGGATGGTGACACAATATCGGCGGCGATGGGCGTGAAATGGGTTAACGGCGAGGTGGGCTATGGTCTGCAGCAGTATTTCAATCCGACGACAAAGCAGGTCATGGAGACTGACTTTACTAAGCATCCGGTGCTGCTATATCCGCAGCCGTACTCGTCTAAACGTGGCTCGGTGGTGGTGCCTGAAGCTACGGGTCAGCAATGGTATTACGGCAATATCTCTGACGAGGGTGGCATCCTGCAGGACGGCAAGGTTAAGGATAAGTTTAAAACTCTCTTCGAGGTTACTACTCTTGAGGTTAACAAGATGACCTTCCCCGCACTTAAAATCAAGGGCAATCTGGCTACAGCTGATGATCATACTGATAAGTATATTTACTACAAGTCGTCTTATCAGGGCAAGGCTTTTACATGCCAGCAGCTCATCCCTATCATGACAGCGGTCGGCGAGTCATACAAGGTTAACATCAGCTATATAGGCGCTGATGGCAGCGGTGACAATGTCCTCGCTGACGACAACGACTGGTGTAAGATTGTGGCTACTCTCTCACGCTCAGGTGCGCCCATTGATGGCGATGTGGCGTATAAGTGGCAGCGTCTTGTTAACGGTGTGTGGAAGGATGTTGCTAATGTCAAGTCGGTGACCGAGGTGTCGGGCAATACACTCAAGGTGTTCGATGCTGGCGTTGAGGGTGTAGAGATGTTCCGCTGCGTGGTTACTTATGCGAGTGTCGATTACTACGGCATAGCTGAGGTGTCTGACATCCATGACCCGTACTATATAGACATGGGCCGAAGTCAGGCGTCTGGTGCCGTGTCGGTAGGCTCGACGGTTACTTACTCGCCTAAGGTCTACAGCAGGGCAGACGGTAAGATATCAACTGGATGGACGTTTAGCTTCGCCTTTACTGACTCTAAGTGTAACGCTCTCAATGACATTACTGAGCGTACGCTGACTTATGACAACATCCTCAAATACGACGGCATCTCCGTCCGTATAGAGGCGCAAAAGGCGTAGCGTATGATAATAACGTCTGTTGATCATCTCGTTCCGGCTCCTCAAGACGGGGAGCCGGGTCGCCCCGCAGTCGGGTATTACATGATAGCGTCGCCGGCTGTTATCTCCGTTGACTCAAACGGCAACCCGTCAACGACAAAGCTTACCGTGTCGGCATATAAAGTGACTGGCGAGGTGAGAGAACCTTATACTGGCCGTGTCATAGTTACAGTCTATAATGCCGCGGGCTTTATCGCTAATAGGGATATACTTGACTGCCCCGCTACTCTGACGCTGACAGCTAAGAGTGTTAGCAATGTCAGTTACTACGATTTTCTCATCAGGCTTGGCGGCAACTCCGTCGCCGCCTTGGCGGTGCCGATTGTCCGATCTGGCAAAAACGGCACCGACGGCAAAAACGGCACTTCGTTTACAGTCAAGGGCGTGGCGGTCGGGCATGCTGCCTCCGTACCTAAAAACTCGTCGTCTGTTGCTCAAGGCATCTGGCTCATTGACAACATTGACACGTCGGGTGCGGTTAAGTTAGGTATATGGTATAGCAAATTTGACCGCGTTGCTGAGGTGAGCGCCGGTGACGCTTACCTGATAGACTCAGATATCTGGGTGCAATACGCCTTTGGATGGCGTAATCTCGGACCCTTCCGCGGTCCTGAAGGGTCTCCCGGTCCGCAGGGCAATCCTGGTGCTCCAGGCCCGATGAGCTATCTCGCGGGCGAGTGGCAGAACGGTATAACATACACCCGCACGTCTGACATGATGCCGATAGTTAGTCATAACGGGTGTTATTGGAGACCGGCGGCTGAGGGCAGCTTGCTCAATATAGAGCCGTCTGCTGATGCTGCAGATTGGCAGCTGGTCTCAAAAGATGATATCATCTTTGCAAAGTTCGTGATGTCTGATTTCGGCAAGTTCGGCTCGGCGGTCATGGTCGGCGACTATCTGATATCGCAGTACGGTCGTCTGAACGGTGAGACCATCGACGGCGACTCCTCGAAGCTCAACACTGCTTATACCAACTTTGACGCTTCAGCTCCTGAGGACAAATCAAAGTTTGTGCCTCGCCTTTACATCAATCTGCGCTCGGGTGAGATACACTGCGAAATCGGCTCGTTTCGAGGCAAGATAGAGGCTGATTCGGGTGTCTTCAAGGGTCGCGTCGAGGCAGATGAGGGCATATTTAAAGGTATATGCAGACAGCCTTTTGTGCTGTTTGACGGCTACAACTTCGATGCAAGCGGCTCGTGGTCTGCTGCTGACCGTTACGACAATCTCGCTCTTCCAGTCGTTAACGATGGCTGGTCGCATGATGTGTCGCTGCCTTGGTCTGATGACTGCATTGGTCGCAAGCTTACGCTTGTCAACTTCGCGTGGCGTGGTCTCTACTCTTCCTCGCCTTATGTCATTGACGCTCCTGATAAAAAATTCTTTTACGAGAACGGCTCGGCGGTTTCGCAGCTGACTGTCAGTCAAGAGGCAGTGCTGCTGCTCGGCTTCGGCGATGATAAGGGGTTTTATGGCTGGATAGTGATAAATCGCGTGCCACTTGGACAGCAAAAGAGGTTCGGTGCTCCGGCAAGGTTGCTGTTTGCAGGGCGCGTGACCGCGGACAATAAGACCGGCACGGCGAAGCTTGAGCAGTCGTACAGCTCAGACGGCACGGCGCTTAAGCTGACAAGACTCGGCAAGGGCGAGTATAAAATAACAATGCCGTGGTACGGTGGGCGTGGCGCCGGGTTTATGCCTATTGTGACGGGCACAACGGCGGGCTCGATGACCGATGCAAAACAGGTATATGCAAGCATTATTGAGCAGACGACTAACTCGTTTTCGGTGCGTACTGCAGATGATGACACGGCTAATGAGGGTGGCTTTAACTTTATCGTCCTCCCGACTTCGGCCTGGTAATTGTGTAATTTATAATTAACATATATATATGGATAAAGCTCAAAAAATCTCATCAGTTGAGGAGCTCTCAAATCAAAACTCCTCTATCAGACTGTTAGGCTACGACCCCGTCGCTAATAAGGTCGGGGCGATGCCTTTGTCGGCGATTACGTCAAAGACGGCCTACTGTGGCGTCAGGTGGAAAAAGGCGGAGGCGAAGACTGAGGGCGAGCCGTTCGGCGACCTCACGATGTTGGCTAACCTCCCGTCAATACTCGGTCTCGGTGGTTATCTGGTGCAGAATGACCATTCGCGCCGAAAGCTTGACCCGACGAATCATAAGCGTTTCGCTACCGGAGGTGTGGCAGCTCTCGACGGCACGATGGGGCATTATCATTGGGGATGGAACATTCCGTGGTACTACGCACATTGGGAGGATGACATCTACGAGTGTGAGGCGGTTTCAACTGCCCCGATTTCGGGTCATTGGAATTACCGCATTCCGGTCGCATCGATGTCTTGCTCAGGTGCTGCTGCTCTCGATCGCACTAACAACATCCTCGTGTCGTTCTGCAACCGAACTGCTCAGTACCGAGGCGGCACGAATGTAGCTGACAACGATGCTAAGTGGAACACAATGCTGGGCAAAGCAGTTGTGCAGGTCAATGAGGAGCTGCTGCAAGACTATGCAGAGAAAAACGGTGACAGATGGGGCGCTTCGATGTACCCTATGGTTTTCGCTATAGGTGTACTCACGCGCATTATCTTCCACAACCGCAATATTCAGGCAGCTTACAATGCATCTCTTACTGCTGACGGTCTGCATCAAGGCGGTTTCGGCATTGGTATTGACAATGTTAGTGCTGATTTTGGCAATCAATACGCTACGCTCGACCTCGATGCGCTCGCCGAGAAGGGCGATGCGACGGGTGTCTTCTCCGTCACTCTTGACAAGGGTGACGGCACGCAGAAAGTTATTAAGGGCATCCCTTGCTTCTACGGCTTGAAAAACTGGTATCACAACATTTGGATGATGATGCACGGCGTTATTGTGCAAGCAACAGCTAACAAGACGCTTGATGTGTTTATCCTGCGCAAGTGGACTAAGGCTGCTGTCAATACGACGAATACAAGCGGTTTTGTAAAAGTCGGTTCGATACCGGCTGTTGATACTCAAAACTGGTATTTCGGCAAGAGGTTTAACCTTGACAATATGATTGCGTTCCCGCTTGAGTTGGGTGGCAGCGAGTCGACTTATTACGCAGATGGTTTCTTCCATCCTGCTGCTACGTCCGGTTTGCGTGGTCTCGCCGCTTTCGCCAATGCGAGCGACGGTGGCTCTGCTGGCTCCTGTGCGCTGTCTGCTAGCCCTGCGCCCTCGGTCTCCAGTGCGTACTACGGCGCGTTCCTCTGCGAAGCAGACGAAGACTGGGACACAGAGGCCACATGGGTGGCATAGGCGGGCAAAAGTGCACTACCGCCGTAGGCGGTCGCGCCCCATTTTGGGGCGCCTACCTTAAAAAATATTTTAAAAAAACGCTCTTTGACTTGTTGTATCACCGTTTTTCATTACCTTTGCACTCGCAATCTAAAGGTTGTAGGTAGAACTCCTAAGCTCCGGTTTGCGTGGTCTCGCCGCTTTCGCCAATGCGAACAACGGTGGCAATGCTGGCTCCTGTGCGCTGAATGCTAACAATGCGCCCTCGAACTCCAATGCGAACTACGGCGCGTTCCTATACAATTTACGAGCGGAGTGAGCCTCTCCCAATGGAGGAACATAACATCAGATGTCAGCGAGTCTCGTAGCCTAAGAGCGAGCGACATACCTGACGGTCAAAATTGCAGACCAACAAACACCGAAAAACACTCAGATCCCGCTTTAATCCCGCTTTTACCCCGATTAATCCCGCTTTATTTTTTTTATTTAAACAGTTATCCACATGCGAAGAATCCGTGACCGTGGGGAGGCTGAGAACATGCACAACGTGCGATGTGCTTACGGCAATTACAGCAAGTCGAAGCACAAACGCAGGGCTGTGCGTGACTACGATAAGCGACTTGAGAGTAATCTGCAGCGTGTTCTTAATGAGCTATGTGACGAATCGTGGCTACCGTCCCCATACAGACCCAAGACAATATTTGAGCGCAAGAGGCGCGAACTGGCGCGTGCGCCTATACATGACCATGTCATCGAGGCTGCGGCTATCCTGCCGTATGAGACATCGTTTTATGACTATATAGCGTGGCAATGTCCTGCCGTTCGCCCGAATATGGGGCAACATGCCCTCTTGCGTGCCTTGCGCAATGAGCTGTATAAATATGAGCAGTCTGAGGTCGCTTATACGCTGTCCATGGACGCTCATCATTTCTTCCCGCTGATGGACCATGCTATCCTCAAGAGGCAGATTTTACGCAAGGTGAAGCCGGGCAAATTGCTCAACGTGCTGTTTAAAGTTGTCGATTCATATCTCCAGGGCGCTCCGCTCGGCATTAAGGTCAGCCAGATTTTCGGCATGCTCTATCTCGCCGACTTCGACCGCCTCGCGATGCGGTTTTTCGATATTGATAAAGACCCCGAAAAAATGGCGTATTGGACATCAAAATACATAGAGTGGCGTGTCATCACAGCGAAGACACCGTCTGACTTTGATGATTTAAGCCGCGGGTCTATATATCTCGCTGATAAATTCAAGGCTTATGTGGCTGAGGGTCTGCCTCATTATTGTAGGTTTGTTGACAATATAATATTTCGACATGCCGACAAGGCTGTGCTCGGTATCGTCAGACAAATCGCTGTCGCCATCCTCGCCCGCGATTATCATGTCGATATCAATAAAGATTATAATATTAGACCTACGCACATGGGCATCCGCATCTGTGGATATGTGTTTTATCATGACCATGTCCTCCTCAGCAAAAATAACAAGCAAGAGCTGGCGCGTCATGTCGTAAAGCTGCGCAAACGCGGCTTTACTGAGGAGCAGATAAGATTAAGACAAGCCTCGCGTTTTGGTTACGCTAAGCACGTCGACTGTATAAATTTGTTTGTAAAATTAGGTATGCAAAAATCATTAGGTAAAATCATTAAATCACACCGGATTAAATCTCCTTTCGAGGAGATGACCGGCAACCAAAAAGTTAATTTTTCAAATATCTGCAAGACATTGTCAAATGCTGCGGGGGGGTAGACCCAGATACCTGGGATAAAAAAATATATCTCGAAGATTATAAAATCGAGGAGTCTAAGATAGACCGTCAGAAGGTTACGGTCACCGTACCTGACTCGACCGGCAATATGCAAGAGATTACAAAGGTGGTGGCCGGCAAGGTGTTGGCCATACGATTTAAAAAAATCATAGAGACTCTCCAGACCGAGGCTGCTGATGGCTCTCTCAGAGAGTCGTACATCTTTGAAAAAGCTCGTGACCGTGCCGGCAATCCTACTCTGCTCGATGCTGAGTATTATGCCTACACGGGCTCAAAGGTTTTGATTGATCAGGCGCTTAACGATTTCTCACGCGAGGATCTGCCAGCGCCAACAGTGATACAACAATTCGAGGGCAAAAATGGTCAAACATTTTTTTAATTTACATAGTATGCCTAAGATGACTTACACGGCTGTATATCAGCAGCCGAGAACTTTGTTACGTTACGATTCCGAGCGCGTCATCATATATCCAGACGAGCGCGTTGAGGATAATTTTCAGCCTGAGAAAACGGCTGACAATGACGCTCCGTCGCCTTTTAAGGCTTATATCTATACGGGTGAAGAGCGAGATGGGGGTTTTATAGTGCCTTGCTCAGACCCGACCGACCATCATGAGGTCGCTAACGCCATCATCCGTACACGTTATACCGTGTCCGACGAGCTCGCTCTTCAGCGTCATCACCAAGAGGACGCTGATGCTTATGCAGAGGAGTGGCAAGCGTATTGCTCGTTTGCTGATGCTGCTACTGCTAAAGCAAAGAAGTGGCTCGGTATTGTTTAAATCATAGGTTATACGGCATACTCTTTTGTAGGGTATGCCGTATTTTTGTTTCTTCATGTTTGCCTTTAACTTTGCGGATGTTTAATAAATTATATATATATGATTATGATTGATAATATCCGTTCTCTGTTCGTTGGCATAGCACTCGCCGTGCTCGCCTTCCTCCAGCCTATCGAGGGCGAACTTAAATCGCTCATGATAGTCTTCTTCTTTAACTTTTTGTTCGGCTACCTTTCTGGCATGATAGCAAGTCACGAGGATTTTGATATCAAAAAGGCTCTACGATGTGTCGCAGAGGCTACTGTGTTCTTTGTCCTCTGCTGTGCTATTTATTTTGTCGGTCAGATGAAGCATCAGCCTGACGGCGCTATGCAGTGTGTGAGCTTTGTTACTTACGTCGTGCTGTACTTCTACGCTCTTAACATACTCAAAAATCTCAAGAAGATTTTCAAAAAGGGCACAACGCCGTGGCAGATCGTCGCTTTCTTTTATTATTTCCTGCGCTTTAAGTTTATAGAGCGCATTCCGGGGCTGTCAGATTATCTCTCGATAAGCCGCGATTAATATCATATCTAAAATTTATTTTATGCAGTTAACAAAACATTTTACAGTCGAGGAGCTTACTCGCTCTACTGCTGCTCGCAATCTCTCAATCGACAACACGCCTAACAAGTCTGAGATGGCTAATCTCAAGCTACTTGCCGAGACTGTTCTTGAGCCTCTCCGTGAGGCTTTCGGTCATCCTATCATCGTTAACAGCGGTTTCCGCTGTGCTGCCGTTAACAAGGCGGTGGGCGGCGTACGTACGTCGCAGCACATGCTTGGCCAGGCCGCTGATATCCGCACCCTAAGCAATACGCCTGAGGACAATAAGGCTCTCTTCGAGACTGCTGCTTCACTTGTCCGCGCGGGCAAGATAAACGTCGGTCAGCTCATCGATGAGTACGGCTACAGCTGGGTGCACATCTCGACGCCGGGCAAACGCATCAATAATGTCATACACATTAAGTGATGCGTATGAGGTTATTTCGATTGACTATATTCGGTGTCCTTGCCGTCATCCTGCTTTCGCTCGTCGGCTGCAGGGCTAACAAGTCTGTCGTATTAGAGCGTGTCGTGCATAAGACCGACACGCTCTATAAAACAAACTTACGAGTCGACTCCTTCCGCATCCTCGACTCCGTGTATGTCGAGACGTTTGTCAGAGGTGACACTGTCTATAAGACGCATAACGTCTATAAATGGCACGACCGCATAAGCTACAAGACCGACACGCTCTATCAGTTTATCCTCAGGTCTGACTCTACGCAGGTTCCGGTGCCGGTTGAGAGGCGACAAACATGGTGGGAGCGGTATAAACTGAGTTTTGATATCGTTTTCTATGGTGTCATTATATCTGTTATAATAAAGCTGCTCATCTGGCTGATACATCGCAGACAATAAATTTGCTCAATAGCTTTGCTACATCGAATACTTTTAGTATATTTGCGGTGTAATCACTTAAATCGTCTGCTATTATGATAATCTTATCTGAATATTACTGGATTTTCTTCTTGGTTTTCGTTATTGTTGTATTGTTTCAAAATGCAACGCGTAAATTGAAAAGAAATTTAAATAAATCAAAGATTGTTGACAGTAAAGAGATTTATGCCTTTGTCAAGCGTGCGTCATGGCTATTTCGTGTGTCAAGAAGAGAGACGAAGCGACTTAATCGTCGGCTTAGATATCTTGGCAGACTGCGTGAAAAAGCCGTCAAACGTTTCGGGTACGATTCAAGTCAAGTGGTATTAATAGACAGATGGATAGATGAAGCTCAACAAAATATAAAACATTTCACCCATATTTCAAATACAGCATATGATTTGTCTTTATGGGCTGGTGTATTTTAAAACGAGAATTTGTAGTGCTACCTTTGATTTTAAATCAAAGATAGCACTTTTTTTTATGGCAACAACACAGACATTTCAGACCATTATCCGCCTCAATGCTCAAGAGGCGAAAAACGAGATGGCCGCTCTTCAAAAAAGTCTTGATGATCTCAAGAAGAAAAAAGCTGATGCGCTGCGTGATCCTGGCACCTCAGTAAAGGATATCAACAAATTTAATAAGCAGATTAAGGCTGCAGAGGCGAGCCTTAAGGCTTATGGCAACAGCGTGTCAAAGACAATTGATACCGTTAATAATTTGTCAACAGCTTCTCTCGGCGATATTGAGAAAGCTGCGCGTGAGGTGCGTCGAGCGATGAAGCAAGTCTCGAGCCCTGATGAATACAATGAACTGAATAAAATACTACAGCGTTGTAAAGACCGGATGGATGTTCTCAAAGACTCGACCGTCCAATCTCAAAAGGAGATGCAAGAGCTTAACAATGCTACGGCTAACCTTAAGCGCGTTCTAAGTGATGTAGATGGTGCCTCGCTTAATGAGTTGACAGCTGCAGCTAATAAACTTCAGTCGGAGATTGGTGACATAAAACCTGATACCGATGCTTTTAGACAGGCGTCCGAAAATCTCCAGCGCATCAAGTCGCGTATACAACAAGTTAATGCAGCGCAAAAAGAGGCTAATCTGACTATTGACAAGTATGAGCAGGAGATTGCTGCAGCTAAAAGGTCAGCGGCTGATCTCGCACGTGAGAACAATCTGATAGATGCTACGCTTAAGAACATAAGCGGTTCGTCATTGCGTGACCTTGAGTTTTCGCTGAAGATTGTCAATGAGCGCCTTGCTGATACTAAGCAGGGCTCCGAGGCTTTCGACGCACTCAATGACAAGGCTAAGATGCTCAAGGCGCAAATATCTGCCGTGAATAGTGAGCAGCAGACTGCTACATCGCTGTTTGGCAAGTCCGTCAAAATTCTTAACGATAATTGGGGGGCTATAACTCAAGGCATAGGTGCCATAACGGGGTTGTCAAGTACCATCCGACAATGTGTTGACGCATATACCGAGATGGACCAGGAGATGAACAATGTGCGCAAGTATACGGGGCAGTCTATGGAGGAGGTCACAGAGATGAACGAGACTTTCAAAAAAATAAATACATTTACGCCACGCAAGCAGCTAAACGAGCTCGCCGAATCTGCCGGTCGCCTTAGTATAACGTCGGAGAGTGCCATTCAGGATTTTGTTGATGTTTCGGATAAGATACAAGTCGCACTTGGTGATGATCTCGGCGATGGCGCGATCGAGAAAGTGGGCAAACTGGCTATGGCTTTCGGTGAGGATGATCGCCTCGGCTTGCGTGGTGCCATGCTCGCGACTGGCTCGGCTATCAATGAGCTTGCGCAGAACTCATCCGCCTCGGCTGGCTACCTCGTTGAGTTTACTGCTCGTGTTGCTGGCGTAGGCAAGCAGGTCGGTTTGACACAAGCTCAAATAATGGGCTATGGTGCCATCCTTGATGAGAACATGCAGAAGGATGAGATGGCTGCGACAGCTTTTTCTCAGCTCCTCACAAAGATGGCTACTGATACGAAGACATTTGCCAAGATGGCGGGCGTTGATGTCAAGACGTTTACTGAGCTTGTCAAGACTGACATGAATAAGGCTGTCATCACGTTGATGGACAACCTTAAATCTAAGGGTGGTTTCGACCAACTTGGTAGGATGTTTGGCGATATGGGTCTTGACGGACAGCGTGCAGTGTCGGTGCTTACAACAATGGCAGATAAGGTCGACGATTTGAGACAACGTCAGGAGATTGCGACTGATGCTTATAAAAAAGCTACGTCAATTCTTGAGGAGTTTGATGTGCAAAACGGTACAATACAAAGTAAGGTTTTAAAAGCTAAAAATCAGTTTCATGAGCTGACGGTTGAGCTCGGTAAAAATTTGCTGCCGGTGGTCCAGTATACAATAAGCGCGGGCAGCTTGCTCGTTAAGAGTTTAAGTGTTATCACTAACTTTTCACTCAAATATTGGAAGGTTCTCGTCGTGCTCACGTCTGGTATCGTTGCTTATACTCTCGCAGCTAAGGCTGCAGAGATAGCTGAGACTGCAAAGAGAGTCGCAGCGCTAAAGACTCTTGCTGTTGACAAGATGAAGGCTGTTTATAATGGTCTCGCAACGTCATCGCAGATAGCATATAACATCGCTGTGCAAGCTTGCACAAGGCAGATAACATTAGCTGCAGCTGCTCAGCAGCTGTGGAATAAGGTTATACTCGCTAATCCTTACGCTGCTGCTCTTACTGCGATGGTGGCTGTTACTGCCGCTATTGTTACGTATACGCTTAAAACTGACAAGGCTATTGAGGCGCAGCGTGAGCTTAATAAGGCTAACGCAGAGGCAGCTACTGAATGTCGCTCTGAGATTGCCGAGCTCTCAAGTCTCGTTAAGCTTGTCCAGGACAAATCTGCTTCTGATGATGTGCGTACCGAGGCGCTGAAAAAACTCAAATCTCAATACCCTGAGTATCTCAATAACCTCACGCTCGAGAACTCTCTTTCTAACAATGCTCGTGAGGCTGTTGATAAACTTACAGACTCAATCCTCGCACAAGCCAAGGCTCGTGTGTATCTGTCAAAAGTGGAGGAGCTTGAGCGAAAGAAGCAGGATGTTGACGAGGAGTATTTGAATAGTTTTTGGGGTAGGCTGGGTCATTTTTTTAAAGCTGATTTCCAGTCTGCGGGTAATCAGATTGCACATTATGCGCAAAAGACGTGGAATGCGTTGTCTCAAGGCTTCGACGGCGGTCAGTTCCGTCGCGGCTTGAGAGGATTTAAGGAGGGCTGGAATACACAGACATACATCGAGCGTGAGGGCTATACACGCAATACGACTGAAAATATCATACGTAACCATGATGCTGACATTCTGGAGCTGCAGAATAAGCAAAATGAGTGGCTCAAAAAATATCAAGAGGTACAAAAGCAACAAGCCGAGAGCTTACAGAAGGTGCGCAAGGCTAACGAGGCTCTTGCCGGCGGTAAGGGGCAAAACTCAACATCTATCGAGGATTACAAGTCTGAGGCTGAGAAAAAAGCTGAGCAAGCGGAGGCTCGTAAGGCTGCGGTGGCTGCTCGTAAGGCAGAGGCAGAGCGTAAGCGTCAAGAGGCGCAGAAAAACAAAGACCTTAAAGCTGCTGTCAAGGCTCAACAAGCCATCACCGATGCTGAGCTCGTTGAGAACTACCGCAGATACGCTGACGAGAATCTCTCATATAAGGATTTTATGAGTCAACAGTATGAGATTAAGCAAAAGGGTATCGATGAGCAGATTAAGCTGTATGGCAAGGACGCTGACGAAGCTCAAGCCCTGATGAAGAAAAAGACAGAGCTTGAGCAGCAATATCAGCAACAAAAACTCCGCTACGATGAAGATGAGATTCAGCGTGAGCATGCCAACAAGGCAATAGACCTCCAAATGGCGTTTGAGAAAAAGGATATAAACAATGATCTCTATCATGATGATGTCGCTCTTGCCGAGAAGATGTATAATAATGATATTGATATGCTCAAAAAACGTCAGTCGCTTTATAAAAAGGACTCGCAGGAGTGGCTCGATATCGAGGCGGAGATAAGTCAACGTCAGCGAGAACAAGAGCTTGACCGCACACAGCGTTATAACGATTTGCTTGAGCATTACAAAGAGGAGTGGGCTGCTAAGGATGTCAAAGAGCAGGAGCGCATAACGCTCAAGGGGCTCGACCTCCTGCATAAAAAAGGGCTGCTGAAGGAGGTTGAGTATCAGGAGATGCTGAAGCAGATAAAACTGCGATATGCTGAGCAAGAGGCTGAGCAAAATTTACACAACTCAAAAAATGAGCAGTTTAAACGTAATGCTCACTCTGCTTACAATACAGCGTCAAACAAGGCGCAAGCTTCCTGGTCTGATGAGCATCCTGAGGGCACGGGCGTTACTGATTTTATTACCGCTGATTTTGATATTTACAAGTCTACGCTTGCCAATATCAAGTCTATGGAGCAGGAGGGTGTGATCTCTCATCAGGAGGCGATGGCTGCTATGGGTGAGGCGACTGGTGCCATGTGCAATGGGCTTGTCGCTAAATTTCAGGCGGCTATGGACGCAGTCTCGCCGCTGATGAGCGCTATGTCCTCGTATTACTCAGCACAATCCGACTACGAGGTGACGGTCACAGAGAAAAAATATGAGAAGCTCATCGAGGCGGCGGGCAACAATACCGCCAAGACCAAAAAGCTCGAGGAGAAGAAGGAGAAAGAGGTGGCTAAGATTAAGACAAAGTATGCTCGCAAACAGGCTGCTATGCAGGTAGCGCAAGCGGTGGCGCAGACCGCTATTTCTGCCATCGCCGCATATAGCTCTGCTATGCAGGGTGTGCCTTATCCCGCTAATATGGTGCTTGCTCCAATAGCGGCGGGCATTGCTGCAGCTGCTGGTGCCATCCAGATTGCTACAATCAAAAAACAACAGCAAGCGCAAGAGGCTGGCTATTATGAGGGCGGCTTTACGGGTGGTCGAAGCTACCGCCGAGAGGCTGGTGTCGTCCATGAGGGCGAGTTCGTGGCTAACCATCACGCTGTCAACAATAGCAACATCCTCCCGGCGCTCCGGCTCATCGACGAGGCACAGCGTAATAATACGGTGTCGTCTCTTTCTGCTGCTGATATCTCTCGTTCTCTCGGTCAAGGCGGGGCGACGGTGGTCTCGGCTCCATCGGTTACGGTCAATACTGACAACTCGGAGCTTAACGACACACTCGGCGAGGCTCGTGATGTCATTGACCGCTTGTCGCTCATCCTCGCTGCCGGCATTGATGCTAAGGTTTATATCGACGGCCCGACTGGTGTGGCTAAGAACCTTGATGATTACAATAAACTCAAAAATCGTACATAAATATGATACATTGTACCGTTAACGGCCAGATAGCCGTGCCATCCTCGACCAACAAGATTAAGGTTACTTATGCTAATCAGTACATAGAGGATTCGGGTTCCTATACCTATGATATTACGTTCCCGATGTCGATACACGCTAATCAAGTTATATTCGGCAACGTGCATCGTTTTGACGTGCACAAACCGACGACCGCCTTTGAAGATTGTAAGCTGTTTGCTGACAATCGTCTGTTTGTCAGCGGCAAGGGTACAGTGACATCCGTCAGCGAATCTGCAGTTAAGCTGCAGATTGTTGGCGGTAAGTCACGTATTAAATACAACTCCAAATTTGAGAAGCATTATATCGACGAGATTGATTATCCTGATGTTAAAATAACGTCAGGTATTGATGCTATGCGTTATAATCAGATGGGCGTGACGAGTGTTGATTGCAGCACAAAACCGTCCATGGTGCTGGTTGACCTCACTAACGGCGTCAATGTAGGTCAGCCGGGTGTTGCTTTGTTTTATCCTATCTACGATGAAACGCACGATTGCATGTCAAACTATTTAGCTGCTGCCACTTTTGATAAGCTGACTTTTGAGGGGCACACACTCCCCGGCGGTACTGTGCCGTTTATGCGTGTGCTTGCCGTTCAGCCGAACCTCCTCTATGTGCTGAAGTTTATCCTCAATAGTGAGGGCTATACCGTCATACGTAATGACTATGACTGCGCCCCATGGCGACGTCTCTACATCGCTTCCGCTCGTCGCTCATGCCTTATAAAGCATGCGCTGCCGCATTGGTCTGTATATACGTTTATTGAGGAGTTTCGCAAGCTTTTTAATGCCTCGTTTGTTTTTGATGATGTAGCGATGGCTGTCAGCGTCATCGCTACAAATGAGCTTACTAACAACGAGGCGGTTAGTTATGACTGCCTCGATGAATACTCTGCCGAGTATGACGAGGACGGGCTGTCGAATCTCGCTACGTCAAATGTCGAATACGACTTCGACGACTCTACAGAGCGCGATTGGCGTGAGTTTATCCCGTTGTCAGTGCTCAAGCAATACCCTGTGCTGACTTATGATAATGCTGATGCTATGACAAATGCGGCGAGTGCTATGACGGTCAAAGAGCGCCGGAGCACAATATTTAAAGTCGGGTATACATATTATATATGGGCTATGCTGCCGAAGGATGGTAATCCGGAGTCAAAGGAGGAGACAGAGCAGCGCACATTATGCGGTTTGTTTAATCCGATAATGCGTGACAAAGAGAGTGATAATGTCGTTGACCTTAAAATGATTCCGGTCGCGATGAGTCAGCGCAAACGTATACATAGCAAAATGCTCTTGCCGTTTACCGACCGCATACCTAACAAAATAGTTTGTATGCCGTCTATGTCGAATGACAAGGACACATCGCTCGATAACATGACTGTTGACGATGACGGCGAGTATTATGTGTCTGTGCAGGATGCTATGCAGGGCGCTGACAATAGCTCTAACGAGGAGGATGCTGACGAGAAGATTAGGTTGATGTTTAGTGGTGATTGGGTGCGTGATCTTGAGAATGGGAAGGTTGTACGAGGTGGTACGTTCGGCAAAGATAATACTTATACAAGATACCCCATTTGTCTGACTGATAGCAGAATGTATCCTAAGTTGACGGGTATTGGCGAGGATGTGTCGCTATCTCTTGAGCGGATGCCTTATAACAATAATGTTAACGTCGAGATAGACACACACAACCTCTATTGCGTCAAGTTCGTTACCGATGACATACCTGACCCGTCTAAAATATACATCTTCCACAACCGCAGATTTGTCTGTCAGAAGATAGAGATGGACGTGTCCAACGACGGCATCGGTAAACTTAAAACCGGTTACTTCTACGAGATGTTATAGCTCGCCTTTAAAGTGCTTTGTCGCTTCATTGGCGACCTTCGCGCTCTTGAGGTATTTGTTTGTTACTGATATGTCGGTGTGGCGTGCCTGGTCTCGTGCTACGACGATACCTTCAGCATTAGCCAGGTCACGTATGCCGCTATCCTTTAGACTGTAGAACTGGTATGTGTGCGGAAATTTCAAGGCTTTCCGCACACGGGCCCACTCTTGCCTGATGCGGTTGACCGCTAACGGTTCCGCTCCGGGCGTGAGGTCCTTGCCGAACAAATAATCTGAGGACGGGTGGCTGAAAACGCCCTGGTCAATCATCACCTTCAGCAGCTTGTCGTTAAGGGCGACAGGCTGCTCTTTTCGATTTTTAGATACCTCTGCCGGTATTGTTATGCACTGATCTTTGATAGATATGTAGCCGATGCGGATGTGGCGCAGCTCTTCAGGTCTGATAAATGTGTAATACTCCATCATGCACGCAAGATAAAATGCTGGCTTTTTCTCTTGCGTGTATTCCTTCAGCTTGCACAGATCCTCGTGTCTCATGTTATCACGATACTTCTCCTCCTCCTTCATCGTTTTTATCTCCTCGATAAAGTTAGCGGTGATATATTGACGGTCAACGAGCCAAGTACAAAATGTTGAGAGCCACGTTCGATAGTTGTTGCGCGTCTTGGCAGACCGCTCCTTGTCAAAAACAATATAGTCTAAAAAATCAACTACGAGAGTCTTGTTAAACTGGTATACATACTTAATAGAGGCCTTTGACTCATCCAAGTAGGCTAACAGACCCGACAGTCTGCTGAGATAATCCGTCGCTGTCTTGCTCTTGAGCAGACTTTTGCTTGCAGATACATTGACATAATCTGTGTATCGGTTGACGATAGTCTGCCATTGAGTGTAGCTCCGAGCTTTGTCATTATTGATAAACGGGTTCCAGCCAGCCATCAGCTGCTGTGTGAGGTTGTTGATCAGCACTGAGGCTAAGTGCTTGCGCTCCTTCTTCGGGTATCTGTCAAGCATGTATTTCTTTCGCTTCAGCCCGTCAATAGTCGGGTCGTATGCGAAAAAATCTACATACCAGTTTTTGCTCGTATGTAACCTTGGGAGGGTATAACCTATTATATCTCTTGCTGATTGATGTTTTTTGGCGGATTTGCACATTTTTTTACATTGTTTGTCTGGCGACAACCAATGTTATTAATAATAAGCGTCCGAGCTACTGTCCGAAGCTCCGCAACGCCCGATAACGAAAAGAGGTCGAAATCCTTATGTTATAAAGGATCTCGACCTTG